TTGAGTTTGATGAAACACTGAAAGCTGACATTGATAATTTAGCTGTTATCTGTGGGAGTTGCCATCGTGCTAAGACGGACTGGGAACAAAGCTACTATGGTACAGGTCAAGGCAACGAGCTGCAAAGACAAGTTGATGAGATTACTGACGTGAGCACTATTAATGTATTGATGAATGGGGGAACACAACATGATTGAACAATGGAAGAATATAACAGGGTTTGCTGGTCGGTATCAAGTTAGCAGCTTTGGAAGAGTACGTTCACTTGATATGTTTGTTAATGGCAGAGTTCGTCATGGAAAGATTTTAACAAACAGAAGCCGACCGGATGGTTATCAAGATGTGCTACTAAGTTACAACGGAAAACAGTACCGGCCAAAAGTTCACAGGTTAGTGGCCCAAGCGTTTGTGGTCAACCCTGATGGATTGAAAGAGGTTAACCACAAGGATGAGGATAAAACTAATAATGCTGTAGAAAATTTAGAGTGGTGTACACGAAAATACAACAATGCATACCACGGTTTACTCTCTAGGCGTGATCCATCCGTAAGCATTCGGGTTAAAGCATTATTTAACGACAAGCAGAAAGAATTTCAGTCTGTAAGACGAGCAGCAAAATATTTTGGGATTTCACCAAGTGGAATCTATGATTGTTTAAATAATAAAAAGAAAACGACACATGGAATGAGGTTCCAGCGTGCTTGAATAATTGTTATACCCCCCGCCCTTCGAACCGAGCCCCAAAGCACACACATTGCCGTCATTTTGTGATAGAAACAATTTTTGAATTTTTTTAGGTAGGGGGGGTCAACCAATAATGAAAGGAGACAGATAAAATGAAAAAAGCGGATAAAGACGTCAACGACGGTCAATTAACGCGCACACCGCCAGCTTACTTAGGCCGGCAAGCTAAGGTCGTTTGGCGTCGACTAGTGCCTTTTTTAGAAGACAATACCCCGGTTAAGCGCATTGATAGCGGGCTTGTAGAGCAATATGCTTCCCAGTATGAGATTTATCGCAATGCGTATAAACATATCCAGAAAAACGGTGAAGTCCAAGCAATCTATAAAACGTTACAAGATCAGACCGGTAAAAAAATCGGTCAGGACTTTGTGGGCTACAAGCGTAATCCCATGACACAAATTTACGATTCAGCCGTTAAGAATCTAACGAAGTTAGGCGCTGAGTTGGGACTATCTCCTAAGTCACGCAGCGATTTGCTAAAGTTAAACTTAGATGACCACAAGGACGAACGTAGCGTCGCTGATCGTATGAAAGAGTTCTTGGGAGGGTAAAAAAGACTACTTGTTAACGAAGTGTTTAAAAGGAGGTGATTAATTTGCGCATTGATTTAACCCAAACCCATGACGTTATTGGAGCTTATCAATCATTAGACTGTTCAGAAGTTCGCCAGCAATACACTGATCCAGGCACAAAATATGCGTTTGATGTTCTCGATGAGAAAGTGATTACCGGCTATTTGATTAAGTTAGCGGCTTTTCGCCACATTCGAGACTTACAACGGCAGGGAAGCGTTGAATTTCCCTTTGCTTACTCGGTAAAACGAGTAGACCAAGTGCTTAAATTTGCTTCCATTTGTCCGAACGTTGATACGGGCGAACCAACTAAGCTTATGCCGTGGCAAAAATTCATTATGGCTATGCTAATTGGCTGGCGTAATGATGACGGTGGCAAACGATTCTCACGGGCTATAGTTTCAGTTGCGCGAGGTTGAATGGCCAAGGCAAAACTTATCTTATGGCGATTATTACTGCCTATAGTTATTTAATTGAGTCATTGGGACTATCTAACCAAGATTACTTAGTATCTTCTATTAATTACAAGCAAACGAGTAAGATTCTGGGATATATTAAGTCAATGCTTGCCAAGATTGCAACGATTGAACCATTTAAAACACTACTTAAAGATAGTGGATTAGATACACGGACGCTGTCATCACAGGCCGATCAAGTAACAATGAGCAAGACTAATAACAAGCTACGGGCGATCAGTCACGAAGCCGGTCAGTACGACTCGTTTCACTTTACAACTGCTATTTTTGATGAAATTGGTGAAGTTAAGACACGACAAAAGATTTCTAAAATTGTGTCAGGGCAAGTTAAGGTGCGTAATAAGCAATTTATTCAAATTTCAACGGCTTATCCAGATCCCACTGTTCCGTTTCACGACGACGAGCGTATGATTCAGCAAGCCATGGAACAAGATTATTTGCGCGATGCTGATACATATTTGGGGCTTATTTGGTCGCAGGACAATCTGGACGAAACTTATAAGCCCGATATGTGGGTTAAAAGTAATCCCTTACTAGATTTACCGAGCCAACGAGAAGTGTTGCTGAACGGCTTGACAGATAAGCGCGATTCTGACGCTTTGTCGGGCACACTCAACGATTTCCAAAACAAAAACCTTAACTTGTGGCTAGAGCAATCGGCCGACAGCTTCTTGAAATTGCCTGACGTTGAGCAAGCTATTATATCATCATTTAGTTTTGATGACCGGCAAGTCTATATTGGCTTTGACTACTCGATGTTTAGTGATAACACAGCGCTAGCGTTTGTATTTCCTTATCGTGATAATAATGACAAACCACGATGGTTTATTTATCAGCATAGTTTTATTCCCTGGCAGAAAGCCGGTTCGATTGAGGCTAAAGAAAAGCAAGACGGTATTAATTATCGGGACTTAGCTCAAAAGGGATTTTGTACAATTAGTAGCCATCCTCAAGGACTAATCAATGACGAGCAGGTTTACCAATGGTTGCTTAACTTTGTTGAACGGCATCGACTGGAAGTTGTCTTCTTCGGTTATGACGCGTGGGGACTAACGCCTACAATCAAGCAATTGGATTTAAATTCTGGTTGGCCATTGCAAGCCATTCGGCAGCGGACTAGTGAATTGAAGGATCCAACTAAGTTTTTGCAGACAATGTTCGTTGAAGGTTCGGTAGACCGCTTTGATGATCGAATTATGGAAAAGGCATTACTAAATGCTGAAATTTATGAAGACAAAATTGGCATTCAAGTCGATAAAGCTAAGGCCACATTGAAGATTGATGTGGTGGACGCGTTAATTGATGCCTTATTCCAAGCCATGTATCACTTTGAAGACTTTTCAGATGTAAACAATCCTGATAAGCAGGTCGAACGTATGAGCGAAAAACAAGTTCTCGAATGGTTTAATAACCCGGATTCAGGATTGCTAGGAGATGATATTAATGATTTTTAAACAATTTTTTGCGACTATCTGGCATTACTTTGATGTACTGTGTTTCATTCTAGGTATGGTTGCTGGAGTGTATGCAGCCTTTTTGTTTGGACAGGCACAAGGCGTCTTAGCAATCGCGGTAGCTTTATTCTTAGTTGGCTGGCTTTCGGAAGTCGTAACAGCTAGTCAAAAAGGAGGTGATTAATAATGCCCTTTTTTGAACCACCAACGGCAATAAAAAATTCAGTTAGTATTCAAAGCGTGCCAGTAGAAGACGATAATATCGTTAATTTTTTGTCGCCAACTGGTGATAATGAGTATGTTAGTGCCAAAGATGCTTTGAAAAATTCAGATATTTATTCAGCAGTTAACCAAATATCTGGAGACTTAGCTACGGTACAATTAATGGCCAATATGCCACGAGCACAAGGAATTCTAAACAATCCTAGCACGACAGCTAACAGCCACACGTTTTGGCAGTCGATGTATTCACAATTGTTATTGGGTGGTGAATGCTTTGCATATCGCTGGCGTAATCCTAATGGTTTAGATCTGCGCTGGGAATATTTGCGGCCTAGCCAAGTGCAAACCTACTTATTGGATGACGGCAGTGGATTAACCTATACGGTTACTTTTGACGAACCCAATTTGGGTGTCCTTCAATATGTACCACAGTCTGACATGATTCATATTCGCTGGGCTAGTACCGATGGCGGTATGACGGGTAACAGTCCGTTAAAAGCATTATCGAATGAGTTACAAGTCAAAAGTTCGTCTAACAGTTTAACGTTGGCTGCATTGGCACGTTCAATTAGTGCTCCTGGCGTTCTATCTATTCAGCACGGTGGGTTGCTAAGTGAGAAGATGAAGGCCAGCCGCTCACGCAACTTCATGAAACAGGTGAACAGTTCAAACGGTGGCCCGGTAGTTATTGATCAACTTGAAGATTACAAGCCGCTAGAAATGAAAGCCGATGTTACTAAGCTGTTAAGCCAAACGGATTGGACGAGTAAGCAAATTGCTAAAGTTTTTGGCATTCCTGATAGCTATTTGAATGGCCAAGGTGACCAGCAAAGTAATATTGATCAAATTAAAGGCATGTACACGAATGCCCTTAATCGCTATTTACAGGCAATTTTAGCTGAGCTGGATAATAAGCTTAATGCTAAGATTACGGCCAATATACGGACTGCTGTAGACCCATTGGGAGACTCATTTGCAGCTACTCTATCAGGGCTAGCTAAAGATGGCACGATTGCCAATAATCAAGCAACTTGGCTACTACAGCAGACTGGTTATTTCCCGGATGAAATG